ACTCGAAGATACCTCTTCTCGCTCCATAAAACTTTATGGAAGTGAATCTATCCACGGTCTGTTGATAGATCACAGAGAAACACCTTCCCTCACAAACAATGATTGGGACCACGTTCAACGCTTGTTGCTTGACGTACCGTTGGACGCTTGACGCTTGACGCTTGTAGCTTGTGGCTTGGCGCTTTCAACGAACCGTTCAGAGTTGACCGCGTTTAGCATGTCGCTTGCAGCTTGAAGCTTGGAGCTTGCAGCTCGCGGCTTGTCCCTGTAACCGTTCTTCACGGCCCACTCTTCATGGAGCGCCAGGAGGCGCTCGCTGTATTGGTATTTAATGTTTGCCATATTCTATATTTGGTGTGTTACGGTCCCAACATGCTCGACAGTCGCCGCAGCTGTTGCCTTGGTCAGGGGCCGGGCAGGTTCTTGATTTAGATCCTACTGTAGACGTCCAGGGCCAGAAGCTCACCGGGCCTTGATCAATCATATGACTGGACATTCTTATAATTAGATTCTCCGGGACCTCTTCAGGCGTAACTAATTTTAAAAATTGCGCTTCACGTGTCGGTATCCAGTGTTTGGTGTTCGGTGTTAGCTTGCAGACTTCAAAAATCTTTTGAAGGTGCTGCTCGCTCTGTATATCTCCGGCGTCATGCCATCTAAAATATTTTTGATTTTTAATTTGTGCAACCATCGCTTCCACCCAGCGCGGGTCGGTGATGGCCTTCAGTCTCACATATTGCGCTGCTTTAATAGCAGGGTAACGTGTATAGTTCCCCTTCATTGCGTAACATCCAGCGCAGACGCTGCCGGCAACCTTCGCTAGCTTCGCACCTGTTTTACATTCCCAGGCTGGCAGGCTGTAAGATAGGCCCGGCATCTTTGAAGTTCTTGTCATCGATCCAGTAATTGTTTTTGCTTCTTTTACTTTCATAAATCCTTTCTGTTATTTTCCCATACTAGCTTGTAGCTTGTAGCTTGTCAAGCTTGGAGCTTGAGGCTTGCCGCTTCAGGGTCGACGCACAATGCGTCGCCCATCCCAGCGACGGCCAAGCACGTTGAGGCCCGGAATCTATTGTTTAGTGACCGGCCAGGGCCTACTAGCAATTAACTAGGTGCTTGACCCCAGATCCCTTGACAAAGTTCGAACTTCTCTGGCTCGCAAGTGAGCGTAAGTTCAAGGGATCAGGGCTCAAGTTTTATTCTTCCTTATACTCGTCTCCTCCGTACTCGGGTTGAGCATCATCGCCAATGTCTGTTCCTATAAATTTACCTTTATATCTATTACCTTTTTCTCCACCCTCATAAGTGTAGCCATCTTTAAGTGTACAACCCATAGCAATTTCTTGCACTTCTTCTTCAGTTAACATAACTTCACTTTCAACTTCATATTCTCTTACGTCAACAGTTTGTTCGCTATATGTGTATTTATATTTCTTATCCATATTTATATTCTCTTTTACTTTTCGCCTTTGAGTTGCATACTCTCCAATGTTCTTCAATATAATGTTCTGTAATAATTTGCTTTGAATATGGAAAGTTTTTAATCTTGCGATTAATTGCGTCTATTCTTTTATCTTGCCACGTTTTTTTATTTGCTTTCATACTTGACAATATAGTATATATGGGATAATATGTCAAGTATAAAAATAACAGAAAGGAAAATATATGTCTAAAATAAGAATGAATACAGAATATAGAAACAAATTCTATAATCGTATTAAAGATGTATTTGAAAAAGAAGAAACGCAAGAGCAACAAGCGTTCTTCCAATCAAGAGAGGACTTCAACGAAAAACAAAAGTCAGCTTTTGAAGTAGCAAGGCAAATTGTTGAGAGGTCTTATCCTAAAGAAGATGTCGCAACATTACGTACTTTTAAGAAAAAGTATGGCGACCCATGTGATGTAGTAGCAAAAGATAAATGCTTTTACTTTGCATACACCGACGGCAAAGATGATGACGGCGACTATAAAGAAACTAAATCACATTTTGATTTTGGTTTGTATGGTAATCTAAATGGCAACGAGTATTCAAGTGATGATAGTGAACATTTTGCTCACGCATACTTTAGAGAAGAACTCAAAGCCAATGGGTGCAATCCAGATATTATCGCTCAACAATCTGGTAAAGATAGCAACCCACATAGAACCAAACACGTAGACGCAAATAATAAATATCTTGGTAAGAACACTTACTCTAATGATAGTGGAACTGGTATGACTAGAAACTATAACGACCAATTTCATTTAGATGTTATTGGAACTTCTCATTGTAGAAGTAGAGCAATCCCTTGTACGATTGAAGAATATGCAATCTTACTTACGTGGCGACAAGCAAAAGCTAAAGTCGTTTCAACACATCAAACGTGGGTAGATAGTATTTCAAAACAATGTGAACAATTAAAAATTGGTTTGAAAGCATATAGGTATATGAGTGAGGGTATAGAGTTAGCCAAACAATTAGGAATAGAATTAGATGAGGCAGAATTAGTGAGAACTAATTCTACTGGTTTAACTATTTATAATCCAGAAAATTTGGCAAACTTAATTAAAGGTATGAAAAACAAAACGCAAACGCGAGAACAGAAAATCGCGTTGCGTAAGCAATATGAAAGTGTAAATTAACACTTGACACATATGGGATATTATGTTATAATATCCCATATTAATAATAACAAAAGGAGAATATGAACTACTACATTTTAAGAAAGCAAAAACTTTGGGGCAAGTATGAGTATGATACTGAACCAAAAGCAAGGAGAGGTTATACCGATTTAGGCGACGTGTCTAAAAAATTGGTTGCTTTAGAACACTTAAACGAGAATGATGATGTTAAATACATTATTGTAAAAGACACAATGACAGAATAAGGACTTGACAATATCTGGGATATGTGATAATATCCCAGATATAACAAACAGAAAGGAAAATATGATTAAAGATAAAACATTTTACATAACTTACTTTGCTAAAAAGCATAAGGCATTTATAACTAGAAAGGCAAAGTGGACAGACGATTGCAAAGCGTGGACAAGTCAGCTTAATAAACCTTGCATGACTTACTACGATCTAGACGCAGACGCATATAGAACTGCTGTCGGAAATGTGAGAATCAAATATGAATAGTATACTATACATAGGTCTAGCGCTAATGGCGCTAGGCTTTATTGGTTTCATTGTTGCGATAATAATGGAACGACATTACGAAGTTAAACTTTGGGAACTTGAACAAAAGAGGAAAAATGGCAGAATATAAATGGTGTCATGGAACTAATTGTCATAAGAATAAAACACAGGATAGGATAAGAGGTAGTAAAGGCTCAAAGGTTTTACGAACAAAGAAAGTTACAAATAGATATGGCAAGAGTATGTATGGTAATGGTGGCTCTAACATATGGGATTACTTTTGTAATCATGCGTGTTTAATGGATTACATGGCTAAACATACACAGGCAGTTATATCTATTGAACCACGGCACACACCACTTGAAACACCGATCGATGACCCAAAGAAAACTAAACACGAGAGCGATTATACTTACGCAGACGGAACGCGTCACACGTGGACTACAACTGAAATAAAAGAAAGAGGGGTTGACACAGCAGAATAATTATGGTATAATATCCCATATAAACAGAAAGGAAAATATGAGCGAGAATAAAATAAAAGCAACTAACCCATACTCCGGACAATCGGAGATGTTAACGAGAGATGAGTACATAGTATACACAATGGTTAAGAAGTTTGAGGAGATGGAGGAGTACGATTTAATGCAGGAGGGTTTGACTAAATTTAGTAAGATGAATCCTAAAGCATATATGACATTATTGGACTAACATATTTTCCCATATAGTCAATAGACTATGTGTCCAATATGGGTCGGGCCCTAACGGGCCCTTCTCAACCACAAGTTGTGTGGCGCCCTGCGGGCGCCGGTGGGTCCCAAAGGGATTGCCACAATGTTGCCACAATTGACCCCCACACCCCCACAGCAAAAAGGGGTCCCAACAGATTTACCTTTATGCCTAGTTTTAGAGATAGATATGGTATAAAATTCATTTCACGTTAAACAGAAGTCTAAAAAAATTCTGCACAAAAATTTATGAAACAAGAAATTATAGATAAGCTACCTCCTGACGTTAAGAAAGAGTTTATGAAGTATGCCATAAAACTCGATCAGAAAAAAACCGAAAACAAAGTCAAATCTGATTTTCTTTCTTTTGTTAAACATGTTTGGCCTGAATTTATAGAAGGAGATCATCACAAAAAAATTGCAGAAAAATTTAATCGTTTGGCAGAGGGCAAAGCAAAAAGAATTATCATCAACATGCCACCAAGACATACGAAGTCAGAATTTAGTTCTTA